TGCGCCCCAAGCATTACCAGCTTTTGCCTTATCTTCGCTAGAAGAAATTGCTTTAGAAAAGTTTTTGTATTGGGCATCAAGGTAAATCTTTGCCGCGTTTAATGTTCTAGGATCGTTAGCAGAAAGACCTTTAACGCCCGAATACGAATCATTTACAACATGATTAATTGCATCCTCAATGGCTGAATTTTTCCTTAAAGCAGTAACTTCAGCAGGCAGTACAGGCAATGCTTTGTTAGCAGAAATATTACGCATTTCTGCCATGCCTTGTTGATAAATTGGGTTTACATTTGCTGTAACACCTTGTTCAGCACCACGCACAACTTGTTGACCAGCTTGTTGTAACGCTACTGGGGTTTGTGATGTAGGCTGATTAGGGCTAATATTACGCAAAGCATTAGCGACCATTTGCTCATTAGCTTGTGGCCTTTGAGCCATAAAACTAGCCATTGTTTCAGAACTCTGTGGAAGGTTCTCTACAACGCGCTGAACTGCTGTTAATGGACTAGCACCAGTTACCTTTGCCAAAGCTTCTGCGCCCGTAATTGGTGATCCTAGACGATAAGATTCTTTTACCAAGTCATCAGCCATCTTCATTTGCTGTGCCGATACATTACGAGTAGCTTCGTTAGCTACACTAGCGGCAGTATGACGCAACGCAAAAGGAACTTGAGCCGCGCCCATTGTTCCTGCGCCTATAGCAAACTGGGCAAAAGGATTTTCAATACCTGAAGATTTAGCTAATTCTATTGCGCTACCGCCTGCCGTACCTGCGGCAAGATTTTTGCCCATAGCTTTAGCAAACGATGGAATAGAACCAACATCGCCCCTAGCAACAGCAGGAGCAACTTGTATAGCAAAATCAGCAATGTTCCCTACTGGGGTATTAGGTTCGTTTTGTGGGGTAAAAATGCCGTGTTTAACCAAATAATTAGTTAATGGGGTAGACGCTCTTGGTGCTTCAACTTCTTGTCCTTGCATCTTTCCTAAAGCGTACTGACCTAAACGCTTATAATTTTCAGGCGCGCCAGCAATAATGTCACCAATATTAGCTACAGCTTTTCCTGCGCTTTGAGCCAATACTTTAGGTGTACTTTTTTCGGTTGTTTTGGGTGCTAAAAGACTTTGAGTACGCCCTTGCGCCATGTAAGCACTTAAAGCTTGTTCTTCAATGTCAGCAGGTTTCATGCCAACAGGCACTTCAAAACGGCCTATATTGCCGTCAGGAAGCTGTACTTTAGCAACAAATGTTTCAGCCATTATTGTTCAGGCCCTAAATATTTAACTTGACCGCTATATGGTTTTGGAACATCAACAGGGCCAACATTAATAGGGCCAGTAGCTGTCTTTTGAATTTGACTATGACGGCTATTCCATTTTTTAGCACCTTCGATAGCGGCTCTTTCTTGCAAATCAAGAACCCTAGCAATGTTTTCTTTATTCCAAACAATCTTAAACGATTTAGCATCCTCAAGGAATCGTAAATCTTTATCAGTAAATCCTTGACCTGCGCCTAATCCTGATCCTTTAATAGAATCTAATGTTATGCCAGCACCACCGCTAATAAGACTTTGTGTGTTTGCCGCTTTTTCTTGACCATCTTTTCCAGTAATGCCAAGGGCAGTACCGTAGTTAGCCAATTCATTTTGAATATTAGCCGCTTTACCGCTAAAGAATTTGCCGCTATCAAGAATTTCTTTTTGTCTTGCAATATTTTCAACGGTTGTTTTAGCACCTTCAGCAATACCCTTTAATGTCAAATCTTGTTCTGCAACACCTTTACCAAATGCGGCATTGTAAGCACTTTCGACTGGTGGCATATTAATGGTATTTTGATTTGCATTAGCCCGTTTTAATCCAATTTCATAATTAGAAGCGGCTTGTCTTTGTGCAGGTGTCCATGTAGCAGGATTTTGTGGCAAACCAAGTGCTATTTGTGCAGATTCCATGCCAGCAGGCAAATCAGGCATACCTTGACCAATTGGCCTACGCTCTCCAGTATTAAAATCAAGCGTTGTTTCAATTTCACCTTTTTTAAGGGTTCTAGGTTTAAGCATTTCGTACCCAGCAGATTGCAATGGAGCAGGCGCATAAGGGCTTGTCGCTGCTTGAAATGCTTTCCTATAATCAGGTTGATTAACGGTTTGTAAAGGCGTACCATTTGGTGTTGGCCCTGCCAATTCAGTTTGCTGTGGATTAAGTGCTTGCATATAATTTTGCACAGATTCTTGTTGTTTACCTCTAATAGCTTGTGCCAATTTAGCAGTATCTGTATCTGCTTTTTCGCCAATGTATTTAGAAGCTGCAATATTGGCCATAGGCACTAATTGTTGCGCCCAAGAAGGTGCTACATAACGACCACTAATCATTTGACCTTGTGGCTGGGCAGTATTTTGCATAAGCAAATTTGCCATTTGTTGTTGGCGGTTTAATGCTTGCTGTTGAGCATAATCTTCAGGACTTAATGTACCTGCTTGACCTAGATTTATTGCATCTGCCATTATGAACTCCATCCTGCATCAGGATTATATGTATTACCGTAATATTGTTGAGCAGTATTGGCAGCATCGCCAGTATCAGCTTGCAATGGATCACGACCAAATTTAGAATTAATAAACGCTTGTGCGTTTTGTAATGGGGTTACGCCACCATCTTTACGCAATGCCATAGCCATTGCCATAGGGTTTATGCCACCCTGTTGTTTTTGACCAGCTTGATTAACTAATTGATTTTGTTGAGCTAAAGCCGCATTTTGCGTAGCTTGTTGCTGTGCAATATTTTGATATACAGGGGATAAACCTTGTTGGTCTAAACCTTGTGCTTGCTGAATGTATGGATTGTTTGGAATTATCATAATCGTCTAATTAAAGGTAGTTTGTCAAAAAAAACATATAAGTGCCGCCAGTTTCCTGTGTTAATAACATCAACTTCAGAAGGGAAAAACTCGACAGCATCACAATGACTAAATCCACAATCGGCTTTAATTTGTTGCAAGTCATCCCATTTTATTCCATCTTTACCATCTTTTCTACTAATATCAAGCCGTAACGAAATTCCATCTTCAAACGAATAAACCTTATATTCATCGTTTTCCCATATTGCTACGCTAGGCTCACCAAAATATGACCATGCACTTTCATTTACTGGGGTCATTAAAACGCCATCATTGCCGCACCACCAAGACCCATTAATCCACTTGTTAAATTGCTAGAAGAAGCATTAGAAGCGTTAGAAGCCGCTTGAGAAGCATTTTGTTGCATTTGAGCCGCGCCCAATAAGTCAGCACCTTGAGTGGTAGCTTGTTGTGCGATGTTATTTATAAAATTAGGGCTAGTTACTTGTGAACCAGTACGAACCGCATTTAAAGTATTGATTGGTTCATTCCGCATATACCCAAGTTGTTGAAATCCTTGCTGATTTGCAGCCAAACCAGTATTAAATCCTTGCGTAGTTGCTGCGGCAAGTAAGTCATTTTCTTTTTGACCTTGATTCATTTGAGCGCGATTCCACGCTTCAGAACCTACAGGAATGCCTGAATTAGACAATTGATTGTTTAACAATTCACGCTGTTGATTAATTTGCGGTGAAAGGCGTTGCATATAGGCATCTTGGTAATTCTGACCTGCATTAAAACCTGTTTGTGGCAAACCACTTGTGTCAAACGGTTTAGAAAGCATATCTTGAACATACCCAAGGCCTTGACCAGCTAAATTACCCAAACCAAGACTGGTTTGATTTTGAATATCTAATAATTTTTGTTGATCAGGAGCTAGGGTTTGTGTTGCTGTCCATGTAGGGTTTCCGTAAGGGTCAGCACCGTTAATTGTGTAGTTTAAATTGCCATAAGGCGTTACTTGATTTACCCGATTTGCCGCAGTAGCGGCTCTTGCTGCATCAAGGTTGCCTGCCGCTGTTTCTTTTGCGGCTGCTGTATAGTCGGGGGCTGGTGGGGCTGAACCTTTGCCACCGCCAAATGGAGTGCGTTTGCCTTCCCAAGTCCAACCACTATGTTTGCTTCTTAATATACTCATTTTTTACGCTCCCTAATCCATCTGCAATTAGCTTCATCCATTTCAAAAACTACTATATCGCCATTATCATCGTGCATCTCTACAAAACGATTTACTTCTTTAAAACCTAGTTTTTTGTCATATTCCATAGCTTTTACATTATTGCTATTTACTATTCCAAAAACCTTTTTAAGACCACATTGCTTAAATGGATAATCAAAAGCTGATTTTAACAATTCTTTAGGGGTATAGCCACCTTTTAGGTTTACCATGTGCATTTGACAAGTTTTGCCTATAAAAGCTGTATATCCCACTACCCATTCAACTTGATTCTCTTTATTTGCCCAAAAAATTGCTTGTAAATCTCCGCAAGGTTGCACTCCAATTTCATTAAGTAATATTTTATTTGCAATATCTTTTAATTCCAATGTATTTGCAACCACAATCATTTACAAGACACCCCCTCGTTCCATTACATAATCGGTAGATGCCCAATGAAAGTCTATTCCTTGCGATGCCACATTTATATTAACGGATGCTGCAAAACCTGTTCCTGTTACACCTTGCCAATTTTTAGTAGTTGTTAATAAACCGCCCCAACTTGCCACATCCCATTTGGCTACATCCCATTTAGCCACATTTAAAAGGGCTGGGTTATAACTAATTTGATTGGTTAATGGCACGGTATCAAAATCTGTTGAAATACCGCATAAAACCGTAGGAGTGCCGTTATCTGTTTGAATAATAGGGCGAATTAGGGTAAAACGCTTTAATTGACCACGACTATCAAAATAACTGTACGCTTGTTGACAATTTCCTACAATATTGTTTATATCGTCAGTATTGGTATAAAAGAATCTGCCTACATAGCCATCGCCACCAAAATGCATATCCTGATCGCCCGAAACAGCAAAGCAATAAGCTTCTATGTTAGTAAATCGCGCCCAAGCTTTGCTAATTGTGTTCATTACATACTGCTCCATTCCACCATCCACAGGAATGGACAAAATAAGCATATTTTCAGCAGCTAAATAATTAATTTGCCAACCAAAATTTTGTGAAAAATTAGATGCGGCAACAGAAACAGCGTAGTAAATCTTATCTGTCAGATTAATACGGGGATCAAGGCGGTCAGATTGAAGGGCAGAAGTTAAAGGAACTAATCCATCTTGCGTTAGTAGTAATAGATCACCGCCCCATTTAAAGAAACATCTACGGCTAAAGGTTTGGCCCATTTGCCAAAGACCTTTCATAGTCCAGTTATTAGTGTCGCTAGGGTTAAATCCCTGATAAACAAGAATTTCGCCCATGCTAGTCACATACACAGCAAAGTCATCAACACCATAACCAGCGTCAAGTGTCCATGTACCCATTGCTTGCAAATAACCGCCATTGCGGAAAAAAGCACCTAAAGAAAATTCTGTAGCTGCGCCTGATATAGATTGAACATCTAAATAATAAAAACTTAAACTGTTGTTTTTACAAAAATATAAACGGTTTTTAAACAAATTAACATTAACAAATGTGTTGCTGTTTACGCCTGTTATGCCTGTTATTGTGTAAGTTCCAACCACAGAAGCATTGCCACTAGGGGCAGATGCCATCGTGTAGGTAAAGGTATTTGCACCTGTTTTGGTAATGACAAAAGTACCATTAAATTGTGTAGGGGTAGCCCCCGAAACGGTAATCCTGTTACCTGTTATTAGGTTATGGGGCGCGGCAGTAGTAAGCGTAGCTGTTAAATTTCCTGTACCGCCCCTAGTGATACTGCTAATAGTTTGGGCAGTCTGCGTTGTTGCCATAAACGCCCATGAAGTGCCATCATAAATCAGGGTAGGGTCAACACCGTTACAAGCAATGATAAAATCACCACCAGAAGTAGAAATATTGACATATTGCCATTTGGCGTTAGATAAGCCAGTAAATACTACAGTTGCAGGGTCATTTGTGGCATCGTAAATTTTTGTTTCTGCAAAAGCAAAAAGTTTATAACCACGCGAATTGTTGTACGGGTAATTAATAATTGTGTAGACTTTGCCAGTAATTCCCGTTGAAAGCTTTGTATACCCTTTACGCAATTGGACATCGGTTGTTGTAGGCCAAAAATTGACCATTTGAACCGCATCCAAAGGTGGCATATCTGCCAAAGAATCCCTAGCGTTCCATCCACCAATAGGGGATGATAACGATGTTGTTACTGCATTTCTACCTTGTGCTTGAGCCATAATTATGACCCATAGCCAGTATCAGGAATATTTGCCCAACCGATAAGGACTGCGCTAGGTTGCGGAGCAAAGGACAATGTGGCAGAACCCTTGTCATTAGCCTTGGCGATGTTTAAATAACGCATATAATCTTGATTTAAGGCTGTAGTATCAAACGACTTAATTTGAAAATATTTAAGTTTAGTCAACAATACAATTACAGCATCATCCAATACAGTTGTGTCTGTGTCAGCTGTAAAGCTGTTCTTAACTTCGCCTGACGCGCTTCTGACAAAACCCCTAGAACGGTACTCAAACCCTAGATATTCTTGGGTATTGTAGGGTGGCCAAATTTGAAATGTATTGCCAAGGATACGCCAACGGACTCTAGGCCCTGTTGAGATATAACCCGACTTTAGCCATTGCCATAGCTGTGCATCTACTGGGCCAAGCATCTGCCAATGCTTTGTTTTGTCCCAATGGGTGTTGTCTGTAATGGTTTCGTAGTCAGGCGGTAAATCGTAAATAGTTTTACTAAAAGTAACAGAACCGCCTGTAGAAGTTGCTGAAGCTAACTGGGTAGTTACTAGACTAGTGCTGTTAGTAACTGTATCAATGTAAGTATCTTGCGGAATACTTGTTCCTACGATGGAATAAGTATTATCTAGACCTGTAGTACTGGGAATGTTACTTAATATATAAGATTGATCAACAGTATTACAGGTCGTAGTTACAGCAGTTGTATAAAAGCGATACTCAAGCTCTAATGCTTGCCAATCATGCTCTTTTACCAAGTCATATCCAGCGCGATTCATTAACGCAAGAATTTGCTGCACATCTTGGCTAGTGTTTCCAGCTACAAATGTAGGTACAGCTAGGTTAAGTTCAGCGGTGACTTGCTGTACTAATTCGAGCAGATTGTATGACATATTAAGCTTCCTCTGTGGCTACCGTTTTTGATTTACGGGGTTTCTTTTCACCAACAGCGGCAAGTATAGTGGCCATTTGTTCCTGCATTAAGGCCATCTTCGCATCTGTTTCTGCCTTTATTTTAGCAGTTTCTTGGTCTTTTTTGGCAAGTTCTTCGCGTAATGCGTTTAATTCTTGTTCACGCTTGTCAGTTTCTGCCGATGCTGTGGCTAAATTTAAAAATGCCTTTGCTTTATCGCGAAACGCATAGGGTGACATTCCTGCTGCCATTCCAATGCGTTGTAGCTGTTGATCCGATGCGCCTGCTATTGCTTCTACCGTGTGAAACTTCATTGCACGGAGTTCTTCTGCCTGTGACTTTGATACTAAAGGCCACTCTGTTAAGGGAGTTCCTTCATATCCAGCATCATCAGCACCTAGTTTGTTTTGATATGCCGACCAATGTAGCGGAAAACGCTGTTTATGGTTTTCTAGTGCATAAGTATCAATTTCGGTTAAAGTATCGCCAGCAACGCAGATATGGACAAAATCAAATTCTTTGAATATCGGTCTGCCAGCTTCGTTAGAAGCATCTTCCTGTTTTATAGCGCGCTTGTAAAAGCGTACTTGTAATCGGGAATCTGCATTATGCTCATCGCTTGGTAAAGCCATTTTTAAATCTCCTCAAGGTATTAAGGGTAAAACGATTAAAGAAAAAAAGGGCTACCCTTTTGAGGTAACCCTTCGTTTTTACTACAAAAA